GAGGATGCGCTGCAGCGCACGCTGGACATCGAATCGCAGATCACTGAAGCCGAACGACTGAAGGCGAATCAGGACAAGGTGGCTGGCACGCTTGAGGATCTGATGGATCAGTTGGATCGACTCAAGTTGGGCGAGGCGGGCTACCTGCAGAAGCAACTGACCGATGCTGGCGCAACGCAGGCGGAGATCGCGCAGGCGTTGGCCATGCAGGCAGAGATCGCCGCGCTGCAGGACACGGGCAAGGGTGCGGGCTCTGCTGCAAGCAAGGCGAGCGAGGCGCAAGGAATTACGGAGACCATCGACACAGCCTTCGGCGGCATGAAGTTGGCTGGCGTGGTGTCGGCTGGCGAGCAGATGCAGCGAAGCCTGCTTTCGGAGACCGAAGTGCAGACCGGGCTGCTGTCCAGCATCAGCGCGTCGATGACTGCAATGGTTGGAGCGGGCACGGCGCAGGACAGCAGCCTGCTCATGGCACAGGATCAGCCCGGCACGCTTGCGCAGGCCGTTCCCATTGGCCTTGCACGCCAAGAGATGGACATGACTACGCTAGTGAAGCAAGGCAATGAGTACCTCAAACAGATCGCGGGCAACACCGCGGCGTTCGCAGGAGTGCTGACCTAATGGCTACCAGCGCACTATTGACCGGAGTGACCGTGAATGATGGCGTGCAGTCGTGCACCATCGTGCGCATCTACACCATCACTGATGATGCCGGCGCGGTTGTTAGTCAGGCTAATGCCCTGTCCTCCCTGACTGCGCTCAACGAGACCGAAACAGTCAACGGGAAGATCTTGAAAGTCGTTTCCCGCTCTGTGGAGGTGGAGGCAGAGTCACAGAACAAGGTGTGGCGCGGCACGGTGAACTACGAGTGGTCATTCAACACCGGAGATGGCACAGCCGCGAACACGTTTGTCTCTCTTGACCTGTCTACAACGACCCAGTTCGTGGACGTGTGGCGGGTCGGTGCAACCTTCCCTAGCAGCATCAGCAATCCCGCTGATACGGACATCGGTGGTACCGCAGTCGACCAGTGCGGGCAGCCTGTCTCTGCGCTGCTCAATCAACAGGAAATGACTGTCACGAACATTCGCGGCGACAACAACGCCACCGCGATCTTGTCGTGCATCGGCAAGCGAAACAGCGAGGCCTTCCTCGGAGCAGATCCGGACTATGTGCTGTTCGTCGGCGCAACATCACGCCGAACGGAATCGAACAAGTACGAGGTGCAGTACAAGTTCCTATGGGATCAGGCCAAGCACCTGCGTCAGGTGTGCGCAAGAGACGTAGACGGACAGCCGCTCCTCGGCACACCGAATGGTGCTGGCGCAGTCAAGGCAAGCCTCGTCTACGCACGCCAGCCGTTTCCCGACAGGATCAACTTCGCCTCCACCCTCAACCTTGTGGTCGCATGAGTATCAAGCCGTCCATCTCGCGCGGTCTCGGCGCACTCACGCCAAGCGCGTGGAAGGACATCGTCGGTGCGATTGATGCCATCAACGAGTTCAAGCCGCAGTATGTGTCGCAGGCTGAGGCTGGCGACCGCAAGATGTTCTACGCACGCATCACGGGAGCAACGCAACCGGACGCAACGATTCGGCGTTGGGCGTACACGTGGACGCAGGTTCGGCGCGATTCGGAGGCTTACTCGTTCACGACGGTCAGCGGCGGCTTGACCAGCGCGACGAACGGCGGCAAGCCTGCAGTCAACACCCTTGAGACCGGAAACACGACCACCCTTGCATACGGCATCGTCGTTGATGCGAGCGGCAACCTGACCACGGTTGGTTGGGTGTTCGGTCGCGTGCCCGACAACGCTGTCGTGGAGATGTTCGTGGTTCGCGATTCAAGCGGCAAGACGTCTTTCCAATTCACTGCGCCCAACAACATCACAGGCGCCTGCCCGACTCCATTCACCGGACAGAACCTTGATGGGGGAACCTACTAATGGCAGACATCATCCAACTACGCCGAAGTGCGACAGGTGGCGCGGTGCCCGATGCAGGCTTCCTTCAGGCAGGTGAGTTGGCCATCAACACCGTTGACCTGAGCATCTATATCCAAACGGCAGCAGGCACGGTCGCTGACCTGACCAAGCCCACGCTATCGAAGATCCAGCAGAGCGGTGCGACCACCAATCACTTCATCAAGTGGAACGGCACGGCGTGGGCGGGTTCGTTTCTTTCACTAGGTGACTTGCCTGCGGGCGGCGGCTTCGCTGGTCAGTATCTCGCCTACAACGGCACAGCGTGGGTTCCAACGACCTTGAACATCACGACCGGATCAATCGGTCAGACCGGAGCGAGTCAGGGGCAGGTCATAATGTGGAACGACGCGGAGGAGAGTTGGATGCCAGCATCGCTCTATCCTTCAACCCTTGACCAATCCGGCGCGACTACCGGGCAGGTCATCACATGGGGCTCGCTCGGATGGGCACCTGCCTCAATCCCCTACCCGGCTCACACCTCAAGTCAAGCCTTCCCAACTGCAAACGTCAATCTCTCTTTCGCTTCCACGTGGTACACGGTAGCGAGCCTGACGCTGGCCGCAGGCACATGGCTACTGACCGCGACCGCGACCATTGTTCGTGGCGGTTCAGGAGCAAGGTCCTTCCTAGTTCGCATCGCGAGTAGCAGTACGCACTATGCGGTTGCCCAGCAAGGCTTGGCTCAGGTGTCAGCAAACACGTGTGCGCCATCATGCACGGTCATCGTCACGCTGACCAGCAGCACGACCATCAATATGCAAGCCGCGACCAACGTGACTTCCTCGCCAACCGACTTCGCCACCTACTTCGACAACCTCATCGGTGAAGTAAACGCAAGCGGGCTAGTTGCTGTGCGTATCGCTTGAACCATCTGTCTCATCGAACGTACCTTCCATACTCCATGACATTCGAACACACGACTCAAAGGGTCACGCTGTCCGCCAAGGATTGGATCGCCATTGGCAGCATCTCGCTGACCATCCTTGGCGCAGTCGTTGGCGTGTTCTTGCATCACGACCGATTGCTGGTACAGTTGGTGACGCAGCAAGAGTCCACCAACACCCGCCTCGACAAGATTGAGGCCAAACTTGAAAGGCGCATCCCATGAGCGAAATGCTGAACGGCAAGTCGTGGAAGACCACTGGCGCGGGCATCGCAGCCATCCTCGTCGCAGTCGGTGCGGCGTTGAGTGCTCTCACCGACAACGATCCCATCACCACGCCTGATTGGGCTGCTGTGCTGGCCGCAGGCATCGCGGGCATCGGTCTGATCTTCGCGAAGGACAACGACAAGAAGGCAGCGTGATGCCGTGCAGGCCTTCCTTCGTGCCTTGTTCGGCTCGCTGCTTGAGTGGGCAACGCATATGTTCCAACGGCGCGGAGACGCGAGCGATGCTGTTACTGATAGCAGCAGTCTGCGCCGCGCTGGCATTCGCATTCGCGAGTGGATGCAGTCGCGCGGTGCTGGTAAGTGAGTCAAGCCCTGTCCGCATCGGCCCGAACACTCGCACGCGCATCTACACAAAGACGGACGAAGGCTGGCGGCTCAGTGACAACGAGGTAGTCGTGCCTGAAGGTTGGTACTGCGTCCCGCCGTCCTACGTTGAGGAAGGCAGATGAATCCTTCAGCGCAGGTAGCGGGATGTTGCTGCGGCCCGGGTGGTCCACCAACGCCGCTAGGAACGTCGCTGACATGGACTATCTGCCATGAGCAGTCGCATCGCGTCACGCAGCAGCAGGAGGTGCGGCCTGATGCACCCGTGTCATGCAGCGCGCCACCCAACCCGGCACCTTCCGTGCGTTGCGCACCCACTACGACCAACTGCGAGACGATCTACTGTCCCGACTTTACGGAGTGGGAGAATTGCACGATCAAACCGATTGAGTCGTGGACAGGCACCAAAGGCGTGACTTGGAGTTGCATCTACAACGTCACGCAAGGCGCTGCCATCGAACTCAATTGGAAGGATCGGTATCCGACCAGTTACAACAACCGTCCAACATTCCCGGGTGGGCCTCCGACATGCTGTAATCCAATCATGGAGTGCATGCGGGCACCAGCGGTCGTGGTCGGTACCTTCCAATGCACGGGGTCGCCGTGCCTGCCCGGAGTCACCCGTCCGCTCTACGGGAACGGTAGCGGGCTGTTCGTGCCCGGCCCAGTGAATATTGACATCGAGTCGCACGTAAAGGCTTGCGGTACATACACAGCGAACTTCACAAGCCTGTCTACCTTCAACAGTGGCCCGGTCGGCTTGCGCTTCCGCATCGGCGGTGTCGTGACGGCCACGGCGCAGACAGCGCGGTACAAGCAAGTCACCGAACTCTACAACGGTTCGTATACCGCACCGAATCAAGTCAACACCTGCACGCGCAATGACCCGTTTCCGAATCCGTGTCAGACGTGCGCCGTGGCTGGCGGCACAACGCACACGCATACCTTCACCGCGAGTTACGGACGGACTTCCACGTACGCGAGCGATGTCGTGATGAATGTCTCAAGGACAGATGCCAACACGTGGACGGTGACCGTGGCTGGTTCGATCACCTTCACGAAGAACGGAACGACGAACTACCCCGTGTCAAAGAGCGGCACGCTGCAAGATGTGGCCACACGCATCAACGCTATCGGTGGTCTTTCCTGTAGCCCGCCCACGGGACTGTCAGGCGTGCAAGGCAGCGAGATCAAGGACATGGCATTGACCGCGATGAGTCCTACGGCGAGACTCTATCTGCGCAAGATCGGTGATGCGTGGGATGACTATCAGGTGTCCGGACGCGAATACTTTGCCGCTGTCGGCGGCGCATTCGGCGGCTCCTACACGCTCATAAGGCCGGACACGATCTCGCGACAGGATTGGCAGTATGGAGTCGCAACGTACTACCGCGACAGTTCGTTCTGCGGGAACGTGTGCAACCTAGGCACGCGTCTGCCGTACCGACTTGATATTCCATGCTGCACCGGAAGCACGACTCCGTATACGGGCTACCAATGTTTCCTAGACGTGCCGCCGACATTCGACATACGATCCATCCAAACAGACCAACTAGACACCTTCACGGCCTTCAATTGCAACTACGGCAACCTAGCCGATCCAAAGGCGGTGTACTGCGGCCCGTGCAGCGAGGCACAACGTCAGTTCGGCTTTGAGTGCATGAAGACGCACTGCTCGCTAGATTGGTTCGACAACATATGCGGCCTCGAAGGTAGGAACAATTACTGCGACAGCGATCCTTACACGCCCGCCTGCAGTCTTCAGAGTTCAGTCCCGTGCTTCGTCACGGGCACGGCAACAGCAACAGGATTCAGATACCAATGGCAAGTTCGACGCGCGTGACCTTGACAACACTCGTAGGCCGATGGGAACTTGAGGCCCATGGGGACGGTGCCCTTACCGTCCTTGACTTCGTACCCATGACACGCGCAGAGGCAGCGGCGTCGATTGCTGAGGACGCTGCCGACGATCTCAAGAAGGTCGGCGAGATTCGCGACTACCTTGAGGATCGAAAGGCGCAGCAGTCAGAGGTGCCAATCGCAGGCAGGTCACTCATGGCGAAGGCATTCGATTGGGCGAAGGCTGAGGCAAGCCTTTTGACTCAAGGGCCGCTGCCCGACGATGCCTACGCTGCTCGCGTTGCTGCGTGCCGCGCGTGCGACCAATTTGATCCGCGCGAGGCACCGCAAGTCGGCTGGTGCAAGGCGTGCGGGTGCGGACAGAACGCCCGCGCCGAAATGACCATCAAGGGGCGCATGCCAGCCGCGAACTGCCCTCTAGACAAGTGGCCTGCGTATTCCGCCTGATTCAACCCGGTTGCATGCTTGCAGAAACCCTATCGGTTGCGATATACTTATGTCGTTGGGTTTCTTTGACAAGTCGGGCACGGCGAAGAAGCAGCGCACGCGGGCAACCGCGATGCGTGCGACAGAAGTGGCGGCGCGATGAGCGCACCACCGGATCGCGACGAAGCAGCGAGAGGCGTTCCTCTATGACCTGCATCGCGACCGACGACCGAACGGGATCGGACACGGCGACCTTCAGCCCAGCGAATGACGCGAGAGGATGCGACCCTCTCGCGCACAGCGCGAAGGCCAACAAGACGGCGTACGAACGAGAGAACACATACGGTCAGCAGCAGAGCCGAAGCGCACCACCCGAAGGGTGCGCGAGCCCGACTAACAAGCAAGCGCGGTGACCACCGCGTGACAACTAGAGCGCGAGAGGATGCGACCCTCTGTAAGCGGTGAGCCCCACAAGCCCCGCCACGCCCGAACGAGTCACGCAGGTGCAAGCAAGCGACGAACAGAACGAAAGGCACGCCGATGAAGCATCTAACAGTGCTTCCCGGGGCGGCGTGTGTCGGAGGTAGCCCAACACCTACCAGCCGCCCGTCACCGAAAGGTGACGGTGCGGCATTCACCAGCGGCGCGTGCCGTTGGTTCACTTCACTAGACGCCGCCAAGCGCGGCAGGAGACTGATATGACGAACAGCAAGACCCTCGCTTCCCATCGCGCCAAGTACGAAGCAGCACTCCGCAAGTCACGGGCGGCGTACAAGGCATGGAACGATGCAGAGCGCGACATGATGAACGCGCCGAAGTCGGAACGCCGTGAACTTGTCAAGATCGCTGACCGGGCTGATGCAGCCGCCATGAAGGCGCAGTTGCAACTTGAGCGGATTGAGTTGGACCTGCTGCGCTACATGCTGGCTGGCGCACCGAAGGGGCTGGCGCAGGAAGCGATCAGCGCGTTCCGGACGTTCCGTTGAACCCACGCCGCCCGCCACCGAAAGGTGACGGTGCGGCATTCGCCTGCTGCGCGTGCAGCAGGCTCGCAACGCAAGGCCGCCTAGTGCGGCAAGGACAGACAGCCATGAAGAACAAGTTCAAGGTCGGACAGACGTATCAGGAGCGCGGTGGTATGTGGAACGTCGCGTGGGTTGTCACGCAGCGCACTGAACGGGTGGCCAGCAACGGCACTCGCATCGTGACTCTTCACTTCGCTTGCCCCGACAAGGCAAACGCCTACCGTCAGCGCGTTGGCGCAACTCACAAGGCGCGCGTGCGCCTGACCGGGACTCGCGAAGCGTGCAGCGGATCGTTCTGTGGCACCATCAACGCCTAACTTCAAACAGCCGCCCGCCACCGAAAGGTGACGGTGCGGCATTGCCCGCGCAGCGCGTGCTGCGCGGGCTTTCACAACTGATGCCGCCGAGTGCGGCAGGAGACTGCTATGAGCCTGAACTGGAATGTCACGAAGTGCGATCAGACCGCCTGCTGGAAGAAGGACAGTGACGGCGACGAGTTCATGTCCACGATGTGCGAGGGCTTGATCTGGACGACCATGGTGGTGGAGATGGGTGAGATCACGGCGGCGAAGGTGGACGAGTTCGTGTGGCGCATGAACTTCCTCATCAAGCACGGCGGGGCCGTGCTGCTGCGGGACGGCACCTGCTACACCGAAGAGGACCTCAAGCCGTTCATCGGCCTGTCCACCAACGTGGTCACGAAGACCCGCAAGCAGTGGCTGAAGGGGAGGATGGAGATCATGGAGCGTGACCACAACCGCTCCGAGCGCAGTCGCAAGGAACAGGACTGACATCAGCCGCCCGCCACCGAAAGGTGACGGTGCGGCATTCGCCCGGGCAGCGCGTGCTTCTC